TTGACCATCTTCTAAACCATGATCGTCATCAAATAAAATTCTATTATTTGATAACGTAATTTTACCCCCATTGTTGTCAGATCTGGCATCAAATGGAAGTTCTACAAATCTTTTTTGTATAATAGGAACAACAGATATATTTGTCCCATTACCTCCGGTAACTCCTATAGAAACTACTTGATTAACATTGTAATTAAACTCATCAATTAGAATATCTGTAACAGTTCCTTTTAAAACTGGTTGGGCAAGAGCTCTTGTTCCAGAACTCTCAGATACTACCAGTTCAGGAGGATTTATAACATCAAAATCCTCTCCACCATTTAAAACATCAATACTATTGAGTTTTCCATAATAAACTTTATCTAGCGATTTATAACCATCAATTTCAACACCATTTATCAACATTCCTATTCCACCATGTTTTGTGGGGGATGGATTTTTATCAAAGTTTGAAACTAATGGGAATTTTTTTAATAATTTTTGAGAATCAATAATATTAGTTCTTTGGGAGTATAATGTAAAAACATGACCCAAATCATTTGAAATTGGTGCTAAAAATTCTAATTTTCCACCAGAATTAATTGCTGACAAAGAAGCATACAATTCAACTGTATTTGAAGATATCTTCTTAACATAATATACACCCTCAGTCAAACCTAATAAAGGATCACCTTTAGGGGAATAGAATACTTTATCTCCGGTTGTAAATTTTGTTGGGTTTGAAGTAAATTTAATTTGTATATATTTCTCATTATCATTAAATCCACCCAAAGTATCAGATGCTAAAGGAATTGGTAGTGATTCCTGAACCACCTCGACACTTAAATTTTCCCTATATTCATTGCTACCATTAAATTCAGATGGTAATGAATTTGAGGCAACATAAAAATCTCTGCTACTTTCATCAAAATAAACATTTTGAACATCAGAAGTAATTACAGAATTTCCGTACTTTAATAATGTTTTTTCTGATTCTGTTTTTACTTTATTAAGAACTCTCCTCAAGTTATAATTTTTAGCATCATCGGGTGTAAAAGCAAAATTATCTAAAATTACACTATTATTTTGTATATCTACTGCAGTAATAATTGGATATTGATCATTATTGTTATTAGGAAATACTCTATTTTTCGCAAATCTATCAATAATTTCAATATTATCTCCTTTCTTGAGACTTGAACGATCAATTGAACTACTTAATTGAATGGTTTGATTGTTAAAGGATGTAATTTGATAAGTCGAACTAGTGTTGTATATCCAAGAATTAGCAAAAATTTCTTTTTTACTTTTATTGCTCTCTGGATTTTCAATCTTTATACCATAATTTTTTATTTTTAATACATCTCCCTCATCAATATCTAAATTACCATCTTGAACAAAGTCATTTAATACACCAACAAAAATTAAATCTACTCTTTTACTGGTATCTCCATCTTCATACCCAAAATATAATTCATTACTTCTTATGATATCACTTTTTTCAATTGTGCTTTCTATCCCCGTACAACCTAAAAATTGATTAATCGTTTTATCGGTATAAGTGATAGTATTATTGCCGGAAACTATTGTTCCACTATCAGAAAATCCTATTGTAGAATCTACTGTTATTACATTTGAACCAGCGGCAGATTCCTCAACAGATTTACTATTTGGTGTAATTTCAAATACACCTTTGATGTCGGAACTTTCATCATATCCAATAAACAGGTCAATCTGATATAAAACTTCATTATCAGTTACAACTGCTTGTATATCAGATACTGATGCTTCACTAGAAGAGTTATCCTTAAATATTGATTGACCCTTTATCTTTAAAGGGTTTCCAGAGACCAATCTGGCTAAGGCAACTTGTCTTCTTTTAAATTTTGCAACAGAAGGTTTGAGTATTAGTTCTTCTAAATTTATTACTTTTGGATCTCTGCCGTAAAGAACATTATATAAAATTCTAAAAGATTCATTTGTACCTTTGGAAATATAAAATGACTTTATTTCTTTTAAAAAATTTCCTACATTTAAAGAAGATGTAAAATCTTTACCTTCTAATCCTGGCGCAAATGTAAATTTGAATTTATTGTAAAAATCTTTTAAAAATAATGAACTAAGATTTGTAACTGAAGATCCGCTACTATGTGATGTTGCAGATGATGAAGAAAATACTAATTCTTCTTGATTTAAATCTTGATGATAATCAGTAATACCGCTAAATCCACGAATACAACCAGTAAAACTTGTTGATGTTATTCCAGTGTATGTAATGATCTCATCATCTATTTTTAACAATCCATATTCATCAGGATATCCTTTAGTTCCACCACTGACTGTTATTGTAGTTTCTGTCGATGATATATCAGAAGACAGGGTAGTTATACCAACTATAACTTCTGATACTAAAGTATCAAGATTTAAGTACTGATCTAAATTTTCTGCAATATCAACGGGACCACTTTGATATTCTTGAGAAATATAATATTGTTTTAAGAAATCTACTGTTTTTGGACTTTCATCTACAATAAATCTAGGAAGTTGATTTCCTAAGATGTCTTGAACTTTGATCCTTGTTTCAAGGTATGAATCTTTCATATTACTGTCTTACTAATTTCCCGTTGTAATAACTTGAAGTATAAGATGATTTTATAAATTCTACTCCAGAAACTTCTACTCCTGAAGAAATAACATCCCTAATCATATTTATTCTGCTTTTTGGAACATTTAAATTTAGATATAGATCTCTGAGACCAACAACATCATTAGACTCTGGAACTGCCTCTACTTCTATCACATTATCAGGTTTATCTGTAGATGTAATATAAATGGTTTCTAATTCTATTTCCCCTTTAATATAATCAATTGTTCCTGCATTTCTTTTTACATCAACAACCTCACTGTTATCGGCATCTTGTTTTACAATTGACAAAACTCCTGTTTTGTATCCTGCATTTGGTCTATCAGTGAGATAAACTTTTGAGGATTCTCCCAATATATTAAATCCAGTAGATTTGATATTATAACCATCCGGTTTTACATGAAATTGATTTCCATAACACAATTCATATTGTGCATTTTGATTTAGAGTTGCAGTCAAATTCCTTCTAATTATAACCTTTGTAATATTAGATGTAATTGCATTTCTATCAACAGAATCTATAATCTGCTGTGTTTTACTATATTTAAATCTACCACCAAATTTATTTAAATTAACTGATTTTGAATGTTGTGTCAGAGTATTAATAATTTTTGATTTTAATTCTTCAACATTTGAAACAAATGAATCCGTATAATAAACACTTGATTCTAATTCAATGAAAAGTAATTTTAAGTCTACTATTTTTTGATTGATACCAGATACGGAATATTGTCTTAACTTTGATAATATCTGATTCTTATTAAAATCTGATATGTAATTAGCACCTCTGGGTTTAATACTGATCAGAACATTACCATATTGAGGTGGATCCATTTCTTCTCCACCAACAACAGAAAGAGACTCGGTATCTGGATAAATTCTCTTAATTATAGATTCATAATCTTTTGCCGTAACAGCTCTATTCTGAGATGAATATGATAATGGAGCAAAATAACGAATTGAATCTAATGGTTCTATATCGGCACCATTTTGGGACTTGATACTATCAATAGTTAATGTGGGAGAAGGAAATGTAAGAGTATTAGATTCATCCTTTATGGTTCCCGCAAAAGAAAACTGAGAAACATCATTTCCATCTTCACCATCTGTTATCAAGTACTTTACTGTAATTATATTACCATCATCTCCCGATTCCGTTCCGAGTTTTTTACCAAAAATCCCATCACCAAATCTTAATTCATATTTTTGATCATCAATTTCTCTAACAAAATAAACTCTAGAATTTTTATCAACATCAATAATATTATCAATCTGTTTATATTCAGTACCATCACCATCATCACCACTTCTCTTTATATAAACTTTTATTGTTTCTGTATCAATAAAAGAATTTTCAAGAACAAACCTTTGATTTACTGAAGCATCAAATGTAAATGTTTTTGTGAGGAAAGTTCCTTGGTATATGTCAATAGAATTGAAAGAAACCGTACTTCCGTTTATAATTCCGGTTATTGGTTCTATAGTAGAAAAAATATAAGAAGTATTGCTAATACTACCCGTACATACAATTCCTGGTTGAAGAACTACATTGATAAAATCCGAATCATTATCTGGAGTAACACTAAATGATATCGTAGCCTTTGATGCCTTCCTGGAACGAGGCAGATATCCTATATTAGATGCCAAAGAAACCACGTTTCTTCTTACTGTTGCAGAATCTAAGAAGGATTCATTAACTGCCATGTTAGTATTAAAGGCAGTTATGTATGTATTATATGCTAGAGTATCAATCAATACTGAAAAATTAGACCCTTCAAAGTCAAAATCCGAAAAATTTGAATTTGAACGTAGATAATCCTTGATGGATGTTTTTATTTGATCAAAATCTAGATTAGAAAATTTAGTGAAAGGCATTTTAGTATCTCGTTGCCTCTAATAGAAACGTATATTCTTGTGTTGGAAATGATTGTCCGATAATATCATATGAAATTGTAACCTCAAAAGTGTTTTCATCCGGTGATGGAAAGACATCTACACCAATATTATTCACTCTTGGTTCAAAATTTTCAATTGATGTTTGAATTTGTTGTTGAATAATCGATGCAGTTCCAAAATCAACAAATTCAAACAAACTACCATAGACATCGGACCCAAATAATGAATTAAAAAACTTTTCTGTAGGTATTGTAAGCACAATATTTTTTACAGAACGGCGAATTGCCGATTCATTCTTTAATATGGGAAAATCTTTCGTAACTGGATGAGGTTCAAATGACAAACTTATGTCCTTAAACGCTCTTGATGTTCGTTTAACCGCCATCGAACAGAGTTTTTATTTATTTATACCCTCATTTTGAGTATTTTCTTGCTCTTTTGCCGTTTTCCAAAAATAATTCTCATCATTTCCAAGTCCATCACGATCGTGTCCGTTTTC